TGCAGGCAAATTGTCTGCCATCTCACCGTTATCTAAATCAATGTAGTAGGATTTAGGAGCACCTTTAAATGCACCATGTTTAATTTCTCTAATGGTACCTTCTTCTCCAGCAAAGTGGCCTTTAACAACTTTTACTCGTTTCCCTAATCCTTTTGCTTCTTTTACTTCTTTTGCTAAAGCCTTATACTTTTCTTTGTGAGGTTGATCTGCACCTCTATGGTATTCAGGAAGTTTATCATAGTCGTGCCCGTCTGCTTTTGCTAAACTTTTTGCTTTGGTTAACTGATAGTAACTGTCGAGCCCACCTTTAACATGTTCTTCAATGTAGCCGTTGTTCCCTGTTAGATCCTTAATTCGCATAGTCTTACCCAGTATATGTAGTATATGTATTTAAAACTATTTATCAGAAATTAGTCTTCTTGCGGAGTTTTCCAAACAATTTCTACACCACGTCTGACCAGTTCGTTACGGCATTTCTGCTTAATCTTGGCTTTTTGACCGTCATTAATGTATTTGATTAGTTCTTCTTTGGGAGTTGATTTGATATATGAGTGTGTTGTTACTCTACCTTTGCCTTTAACAAAAGTAGTTTGTGATGGTGAAAATTTCTGTGGCATTGCTTCTCGTAGTGACAACTAATGTATCATAGTTGTTATGACACATATTTATTCTTTCAATTTGCTTCGTTTTGTGTTTTGTGAATCGTTCTGTAGTATCTTTAGACTACTCTCTAAATCTACAATACGTTTTGCTAGTAAAGGATATTGTTGTAGCCACTTATCTTCTTTTGCTAATATCTCTATGTGATATCTGTGTGCTACCCATGCCATTAGTCGATCAACTCTCTTCTGTACCCAAACACCGACCTTAGTATTCTTAAACCATGCATAGAAACTACTTCCTATGATGCTTCCTAAAATACTTTTTAATGTTAGTGTAATCAACCAATTCATTAAATTGCCTCCGGACGGTATCCTTGAGTGACCTGTTTAGCATTAATTTTTTGGTGCCATCTGCCGCAAATACAGTGTGCCATTTCGTGTCCAATAAACTCAGGATGATATTGCCATGTCGGTTCTTTTATATAAATGATACATTTGTCTATTGCTGGTTGTAGCCTTCCAAATGCTTGTAACCCTTCGACACCTGGTGCCCATTCTTGCGCCAATCTGTTGAATTCATTTTGATCAGGGATTATAACAATCTCTACTTGTAATGAAGTTTTTTCATATTCTTTATTTTCAAAACTGTATCCGTCTTTACCTTTACTTGGTCCAGGATCGCAACTTATTAGTAGTAACGAACCTATTAAACAAACACCTAAAGATTTAACAAAGTTTTTCATTATACTTCCTATTTCTTTACACAGTTATTAACTTTCTTGCCTTTGTTCTTACCTGTGCCAGGCTTAGTGCCTTGTTTTTTATAACCGTCCCAACACTTCATAGCTAGTAAATCCGTTTCTGCTTCAGTGAACAATTCTTTATGTTCCAATGCTAATACAGACCCTGGCTTCTTGTGTCGATATTCTTTAACTCTAATATCCTTACCTATCATTTTTGCAAGTTTCCTAATGATCTGGATATCTTCGTATGCCAAGTCTCTTACTTTGTTTAATATAGAGTCTAGTATAACACGTCTGTCAGCAATAAATGGACCTTCATCGAGTTGTCTTTGAATGTCCATCTTCTTGTCTTTTCTGTCATAGTCTTTAGTTGACTTGTGAGCACCAGCACCACTTTTGTTTCTGGAATTCTTTGCTACTGGATTCACTTGATTCTTATTTGGTTCATACGGCTTTTGCTTCTGAGGTCTGCTCTCACCAACAAGTTTGCCCCTCATAGGATGAGGTGACTCATTACCTTTGTTAGGTTTAATCTTTTTTGGTTTAGGGTCACTCGCTTTAACTTGCTTTGTGCCTTCTGTTAAAAAATCTTGTATTTTCATTATACTTCCTCTAGTCTTACCATTAATCTTTCAGCACGGTTAGTAACCTGCTTATGCCATCTACTATCTCTACCTTCGATGCCAGCTTGTTTCCAATCCTGTGCTTCTAAGGCTTTGCGGAAGTTTTTAAACTTGCCTAAACGTGTTCTGCCCATATTGAACATCATGTTCACTAGGATTTCTTGTACGACTCCAGGCCAATCTGTGAAATCATCTCCATATAATGCAACGCATTCTGAGATGCTGGTGTCAAGGTCTTTTTCAAAACACTGCTTTGTTCGTTCTTCTGTGACTGGGGTTCCAACGTCTTGACCAAACTCTGGATCTGAGTCAAGGACCAAGTGTCCAACTCCGAAAGTTGGGTAGCCCAAATGGTCTTTATAAATTTCATAAACAACTCCTTCATCTATTTTCAGTTGTTCAAATACTGACTCTCTGTTCATTGCTCTGTTATCCTATGTTATTTTTATGCTAATGCAAATGATTTAGCGGCAACAGTTGCCGTTGCTAAATTAATTCCATCCACCGTGCCTAATGCTTGAATTTTATCTTCTAAATAATCAGTAAAAGTGTATTCCGCGCCGCCCTCGTAACTCTCTGTGGAATACTCACCTTCAATCATTATCGCTTGAACAGTATTTGTATCTGTTAATGCACCAATACCTAAAATATTAAATCCTTTGGCTTGGATAAGTTCATGTACTTCTGCTATAGTTGAGTTAGGCCCTGTCTTAGCGTCTACTGCCGCTGGGTATGTTATTTCTATTAAAGTTATAGTTTTACCAATAAAGAATATATCTTGAGTTGTATCAAATATCGGTGCTACTTTTGTTTGTGCCATTTTAATTCTCCAATGGTATTTATATTATGTATGTATTTATCATGATACTAAAATTTAACCCAAAAAAAATGCTTGGGTTACAAGCATTTTCTTATCTTCTTATTGTATCTTACTTACATTACGTTATGCACTCATATCTGCTATTGAACCGTAATCCTTAACAGTTAAGTTATCTGTAACAACTAAACAGGTTACTGTAGCAACACCACTTGATGCTCCTCCGTCTGTTATTGTTGCAACAATATCTGTTGCACTTGAGTAGATTTCCTGATACTGTGATTGAAACTGGAATGTCTCTGTCATGTCTGCATCATCGGCTGTAAAAAGCCTATCTGCATCGCCTGAATCACCTACCACAATTGAAGTTGTTCCTGAAGCACTAACCCATGGACTACCGACATCAACTGTTACTCCGTATACCATTGCGCCTGCAGGTATTTCGAATAAAGTTGTGGAACCAGTATTGTATGAAACTTCAGTACTTACATACTGTGCAACAGAACTTGTTGCGGCGTCAAATTGTCCTTTGGTCATGAATGCTTGAGATACAGTTGCGTTAGCACCTCTTACTTCAACTAGAGTGGTACCATCATTATCAGTAAAACTAAAGTAGTCGTCTGTAGTGTTTGTGAGAATCTTTAAACCGCGTTTTCCAAATTGAACTAGGTTTGCTAGTCCTTTTAGTGCGAAGTTATTAGTATCTGCCATGGTCTGTTACTCCAAAAATATTTTTTCTTAATAATCGATTATTGTATTTCTACAGCATTATTTATCAATAAGTTGCTTAAAGAACTCTACATACTTTCTGAACCCATCTGGGTTAGGGTGGCTATCATGTTTTGTCAACCAAAATGCCGGGTCAGAGGTTAAGTGCTGTAACGGTTTTGTTCCTTCCATATGATTGTTAAAACACGAATCACTATGGGGCCAGTTAACTGTGTAAGGCTGACCAGTTACCATACACGTTTTTGTGTTTATACTTTCGTTGTCAAGGTAAGAATGTATGAATCCCCACATCACTGTTGCATCAGCATACAAATTTTTATAGTTGTTAGCAACCTTAATTGCTTGCCATGTTTGATATACAAATGCATCTACAGTCGTGTTGTAAGTGGCGCTAATATCCATATAGTCAATTGGGGCTTGCAACATTCCTAACCTCAACTGTGCCATAAGTTGTGATTTTTCATCTGGTTGTAAGTCGGCATTGTCTATTTCTTCAGGCAATGTAGTGTAGAAACTTGTTAGTTCACCTAGCTGATAATCGTAGTAAGGTATCCTATGGTCTACTGTGAAGTTGAATATAAACAGTGGCTTCTTGGGCGCGGTATCATTAGTCCATTTGTGCATCTGTGTTACAGGCTGAAGTGCAATTTCGTAATTACTTGCGCCACCATCGGCTAAGTTTGCCCATGGTACATCTAGTTCTTTGCCTAGTATTCCGGGCCAGGTATCCGCTTCTGTGATATTTAACACATTCTTACAGCCTTCAGTAAAGCTGTCACCACAACATATAATATAATCATATTCCATACAGGTATTTAGTTGACAGCATACCAAAACTAGTGTATAATAAGGACTTAAATAACTAAACACGGTAGCACTGTATGTTTGACAACTCTTTACAACGTATCGGCTTTTGCTGTAAGTACATGGATCCTGATCAGGACCAGAAGCCAAAGATACTTAAAGAAATACAATCCAACTTTACAGAAAGACAGACAACTATTACTTGGCTCAACAGGCAGACTAAGGCAGTTGCCGAAGAACGTATGCTGGACATTGTCGAACATAACATGCAAAGTGCTTATAACCTTGTAGAGTATGTTAGTACACTACCTGAGAACAGACGTATGGTACGTTTAGGTAGTAATCAGCTACCAGGAGCAACACAAGATGATTGGAAATATATGTGGAAGGACCCGACGAATCGTAAACTACTTGAAACTGGATTTGCTAAAGTCGGGCAACTGGCTAAAGATCGTGATGTTAGGCTTTCTTTTCATCCCGGGCAGTTTTGTGTTCTTGCTAGTGATCGTCCAGAAGTTGTTGAACGTTCTGTAGAAGAGTTCGAGTACCATGCAGATATGGCACGTTGGTTGGGTTATGGACAAGAGTTCCAGGACTTTAAAATTAATGTGCATATCTCAGGCAGGAACGGTTATCAAGGCATTATCGATATATTGCCTAGATTATCTGATGTTGCAAGAAACACTATAACTATCGAGAATGACGAAATGTGTCACGGACTTGACCAGTCATTGAAGTTAGAGAAGCATGTTGCATTAGTACTAGATGTGCATCATCACTGGATTAGAGATGAAGAATACATACAGCCTAACGATGATAGAGTAAAGCGAGTTATTGATAGCTGGCGTGGTGTTCGACCTGCGATGCACTATAGTTATAGTAGAGACCATGGACTAGCAATGGCATTACAAGAAGGACAAGACATCGATCACAGTAAGTTACAAGACTTGCCAGCATTATTACAAGCAGGTGCGAAGAAACAGAAACTTAGGGCACACAGTGACTACTTCCCTAACAAAGATGCCAATACTTGGGCACTGAGTTTTTGGAAAGATTTTGATATCCAATGTGAAGCAAAGGCTAAAAACTTAGCCTCCGAGCAATTGTACTTACAAGCACTATCAAACACATAATGACTCCGGAGTCTGTGTTGCTGAATGGGGAACGCTGAGTCCCTTTACTATGTATCACATCTTAATGAGCGGTGAAGATTTTATGTGCAACTGGTTCATGACCATTCAGTTGCTTTTATTTAAGCAAAAACAAAAAAAAAGTAGCAAAAAGGATGATTTTGCTTAAATACAGTATTGAATATATAAAAATATTAGCGAGATTTAAATGACTTATGTTGTAAAAGGCGAATGCGTAGATTGTAAGCATACTACATGTGTAAAGGTATGTCCGGTAGATTGTTTCTTTGAACTTGAAAACACTGTAGTAATTGATCCAGACATCTGTATTGATTGTGCAATTTGCGAACCTGAGTGCCCGGTAGGTGCTATTGTTAGTGACAGGAAACTTGCCCCAGAAGACCATCGCTGGTTAGATTTTAATAAAGAAATGAGTCAGGGAGGCGCACCTGTTATACGCCAAGTAAAGCCAGTCATGGATACTTTCGAAGAAGCCGCCAAGTACACCGCAGACGAACAATGGACCAAAGTAAGTAGGATTCCATTCAAAGATATTTCATAAATATCCACACACCAAAAAACTCTTGACACGAGACACTATTTCTAGTATAATAGTTACATAATAATATGCAGGAGAACTATGGAAATGTTAACAGTGAAAGCCGTACTTTTAAGTATGATGGTCAGTTACGCACCTTACAATATTAATGGTGTTGCTATTGACAATGAACAGGCAATGTGCCTAGCAATGAATGTTTATCATGAAGCAAAAGGTGAAACACTAGCAGGTAAAAGTGCAGTGGCACATGTAACGTTAAATAGGGTAGCACACAAGAAGTACCCTAACAATACATGTGATGTTATCTTTGATGCACAAACCAGAATTAACTGGAAAGGTAATGTAGTTCCTATCAGAGACAGGTGCCAGTTCAGTTGGTATTGCGATGGTAAGGCTGACGATATACAACTAGTGTATCAGAATGGCAGAGTTATTAAGCATAACATGATAGCATGGAAACAGAGTGTCCAAGTTTCGTTGTTAGCAATGAAAGGTATGACCATAGATCCAACTAGCGGTGCAACACATTATTATAATCATAATATTGCACAGCCTAATTGGGCGGCAGTGTACCCTGTTAAAGCAGTCCTATCCAACCACACATTTAATTACCGCACAGATTAAAGTAGTACTTTATAGATAAATACTCTTGTAGAAAACAAGGAGTAATTATGTACGAGTACAGATGTAAAATTGTGAAGGTTGTGGACGGCGACACAGTCGATGTAGACATTGATTTAGGTTTTGGCATTGTTCTTTCTGACGAACGTGTTAGAATCATGGGCATTGATACACCAGAATCTAGAACAAGAGATAAAGTAGAGAAGAAGTTTGGTTTGGCGGCAAAAAAAGCCCTTCAGGCTATGCTAGGTAAAACATCAATTTTAAAAACACAAGTCAGTAGAAGTGGCGAAGATATGAAAGGTAAGTTTGGACGTATCTTAGGTGACTTCATTATTGATAAAGATGGCGAACCATGTAGTGTAGTTGATGCACTAATGGAAGCAGGACATTGTGTACCTTATATGGGCGGAGCAAAAGAAGATTTAGTTGCGGCACATATGGTTAATCGTAAAAGATTAATCGAAGAAGGTGTTGTTGCTGTTACACTTGAGCAAGCCGGTTTAGTTTAACAACGAGAACTGCTGGAAATAAATATTGTTATGAAACAAAAATGGTTCTCAACGGTAGGATATTTCCATCAAGACAAAGCACTAACTGTCAGGAAACTCATGGATCAATACATAACACAAGATAGTGTTTGTGTAGAGATTGGAGTTTTCTGCGGTAAGAGCTTAATGCACTTAGTTGAAAACTCGTCCCCTAAACGTATAATTGCAGTTGATCCATTTGAAGGTCAAGTGTCGGATACTATAGTAGGACATGCCATAGAATTCCATACAGAGACTTCTCATGCTATGCAATTTGATTTAGGCACAGTGGATTATAATATTCATTATGATTACGATAAAGTCAAACGCATGTTTAAAGACTACCCACACGTTGAACTTATTAAAGCATACTCTCCTATCCCAGACTTAGAACTTCCTACTATTGATTTTGCATTCATAGACGGAGACCACACACTTAGTGGTATCATTAATGATTTAGAATGGGTATATCCTGTCTCCGATGGCGTGATTGTTATTGACGACATTGCTATACTAGATGTACGACAAGGGGTCGAAGCATTCTGCGAACAGCACAACCTCACATACCACCAAACCCACAATGTTTATGACGGCACAGATATTGCCTGGATTATTACAGAAAAAGGTTGACATCATATAACTAATCACATATAATAAAGTTTAATTTATCGAGGTAATATATGTTATTAGAAGTAATCAAGCCCGGCGAGATCGTAAGTCTAAGAATAACAACAGGTGAGGAACTTGTTGGAACTCTCAAGACAGAAGATGATAAAATCGTCGAATTAGCAAAGCCACTTATTGTGGGAAGAAGTGAAACAGGATTTGGTCTTATGCCATATATGATGACGGTCTCCCCAGACGCATCAGTGAAGATCAAACAAGCACACATTATGACGATGGCAAAGACCAATGATGAAATTGGTAAAGGCTATCAGAAACAAACATCGGATATTATAACATGACAGGCAAAAGATTTTACTCAGGTAAAACATATTCGCACTCAACTGGACACAGTTGTGCGTTCAGGCAGTGGAAGGCAGATAGCCACTGTAACTTAATCCATGGTTACGCTCTACAGTTTGAATTCACCTTTGGCGGAGACGAACTCGACGACAGTAATTGGATTGTAAACTTTGGTGGACTGAAGCCACTTAAAGAATGGTTGAAACAAATGTTTGATCATACTTACTTGGTAG